TAATTAACGATACTATCGTATGGGAAAAGTTTATAAGTACAAAAGACACTTTGATAGAATATAGAAACGTTTATATTCCAAAAGATAGATGGCAAACTAAAATTGAATACCGCGAACGAATAAAGACCTTAAAAATCAAAGGCGACACCCAAGTTAAGATAGTTAAACACGAAGCCAAAGCCAAGGTCAAAACCAAACAAATAGTTAAATATCGTACTTCGTGGTGGGTGGTTTTAGTAGCTTTTGTTTTAGGCTTCTTTTTAAGGTTTATTCTTAATTCTTCGTTTTTTAATAGGATTAGTTTACTTTTACGTTATAGAAATCAGTTATAATGAAAGTAATTAAACACGGGCGAAATGTCCACGAACTAAAGTTAGAAGGCAAATTAGTTCACGTCGCTATGTTATCTGACATACATTGGGACAATCCACACTGCGATCGCGACCTATTAAAAAAGCATTTAGATTTCTGCAAAGAGAATGACATTCCCGTAATAATTAACGGCGATTTCTTTTGTTTGATGCAAGGGCGGGGCGATAATAGACGTAATAAATCGGACATACGACCCGAACATAACAACGCGAGGTATTTAGATTCGATTGTAGAAACTGCCGTAGAATGGTTCGAACCTTACGCTGAAATCATTAAAGTAATCGGATACGGAAACCACGAGACCGGAGTAATTAAATTTCAAGAAACAGACCTATTAAGAAGATTCGTAGACCTACTTAACTACAAGTGCCAAACCGAAATACATACGGGTGGGTACGGGGGTTGGATAATTGTTAAACAAAACTTCCATAGTAATTCAACAATTAGTACGAAAATAAAGTACTTTCACGGAAGCGGCGGCGGTGGAATAGTAACAAAGGGTGCATTGAATCTTACAAGGGCTTTAGAAATGTACGAAGATATGGACGTATTTTCAATGGGACATATACACGAAAATAGTGGACGAAACGACCAACGCGAAGAACTGCATTTTAATTCGAAGCAAGGTTACTCAGTTAAACAAAGGGCTATTCATCTTATGCTAACGGGAACTTACAAAGAGGAATATAACGACGGATACATAGGTTGGCACGTTGAAAGAGGCGCACCGCCAAAGCCATTGGGTGGACGAATTCTTAAAATAGAAACAAAAGAAGTTAATAACTCTTTTATAAAAAACATAGATTCTTTTAAATTTCCGTTGTAATTTAGCGCATAGCGTTTTAATTAGGGGGCAAAAGCCCCTTTTTTTATGTCTTAAAAACGCTTGTAAATCAAAGGTTTAAAAAATAATTTGTTAAAAAATCAAAAAAAAATGTTAAAAAGTTTGGTAGATTGAAACTTGGTGTTTATATTTGCGTATGATTATTAACGAAACAATTAAAAAAAACGCTATGAAAACTTTTAAAATTGAATTTTTAGACAAAGATGGAAATGAACTTTGGACTTCATTAACCGAGCAGTACGATTTGGAAGACTGCCAACTTTACGCAGAACTATTGTTTGCCAACTCGAATGTAAATGATTTATGTAACTATTTAATAACTGAATTATGAAAGACCCTTACGTTAACTCGATAGTTAGTTTTTTAGCTTTGGTTGCTATGTACATTTTATCTTATAACCTTTTATTCTTAATCATATGTTAATTACCTTAAATAAACAAAAAGAAACGTTGGAGTTTGAATACTTCGACCGCTACGGGACTTGTGAATACCAAATTAAAGTAGACAAACACGGGGCTTACGAAATCGAATTAAGTAACATCTATTGTGAACTATGCCACTCTGATTATTGCGAACCCTACGAAATGAAGGAAGCCGAAATAGAAGGTCTTTACTATTGGACTTGGGAAGAATTAGCCGCTGAAGGTGTTTTTGATTGGTGGCAATCAATAGAAGACGATTGGCATAACTACGGACTTGAAAACGAAAAATACTAACGATGAAAAATAATTTAATAGAACAAATAAAGTGGTGGGTTCAGGATAAGGATTGGACACACCGAAACGGACACTTTAACTTTAACCATTATTGCAACGTAATACAAGCGAAATATGAAGAAGTATATCATAACACACTATTATCAACCGAACCCGAAAGCAAGGAAGAAACGAACGACTACGATAGTTAACGCATACGATACTAACCACGCTAAATTAGTGTTGGACATTTGGGAAAAATTAATAATAAATATAAAACAGATATGACACTTTACGAAAAGGCGAAAGACCTAATTAGCCAACTTGAACTACAAACTAAATGTCGAAAAAGAAGATTCGTTAACCAACGTAGCTACCTTGTTTTTTTCCTACGAAGACACGGTGCAAGTTACCCATACATTGCAGAACTTCTTAAACAGAACCACGCTACTTGTATTCACGCTTATAATAACGCAAGGTATTGGGAAAGAAAAAACGACAAGTTCTATTTTTTAGACACGGAGTTTTTACGCAACGAACTTAACAACTTCGAAATTAGCAGAAGCCTAAACGACTTGTTTGTAGACGTTATAAATTGTGGTAGTATAAAAGAACTTGAAGCAATCCAAGAAAGAATAAAAAGAAATGAATATAAAACACAAATAGAATAATTTAGTTATATTTGTAGACGATTCCTTCCGACATTATAGAATCGAAAAGAAGTTACTAACCCTTGTAATGAAGTAGAAGTCGGAAGCTACGGATTTGCAGGGGTTTTTTATTGATTAAAAAGTTTAGTTATGGAATTAATTGCAAAGGTTGAAAGGGAAAACGAAAGTATTCAATTTATTAGAATTTCTAACAAAGGAATGTTTGTTGAAATAGAGTACACAAATTTACCCGCGTTAAGTTTTATTTTAAATAACGAAGAAGTAGAAGCGTTAAAAGATTATATTTTGCTTACTGATAAAAACGAAATATGAGCGGTTGGATTAAAATACACAGAAAGTTTTTAAGTTGGCAATGGTTTGAGAAAAGCGAAGCGGTACACTTATTTTTATACTTGTTATTAAAGGCAAACCATAAAGATTCACAATGGCAAGGAATGGACATAAAACGCGGTCAATTTATTTCGTCTTTAGGTAAGATTTCAGCGGAAACGGGAATAAGTATTCAGACGATTAGAACCTTGTTAAATAAGTTTGAAAAGACGAACGAAATAATAGTAAAATCAACAAACAAAAATAGCCTTATAACTATCTGTAAATATGATTGTTACCAAGACGAAACAGAAGAAACTAACAAGCCACTAACAAACAAACAACAAACAACTAACAAACAACTAACAACAAACAAGAATAATAAGAAAGAAAAGAATGAAAAAGAACTATTATTAGACAAGTGGGTAGCATATCGAAAACAGATTAAAAAACCAATTCAAGAAGCTACACAGGAAACAATTTTAAATAAGATGCAAAACTTTACTGAAGAAGAATGTAAGTTTGTTATAAATAATTCTATCGAAAACGGTTGGCAAGGTTTATTTTGGGACAAACTACCTAAACACGAAGAAGAATTATCCGACGATATGAAGGCTTATAACTACGTTCAAAAAATGAAAAATTACATAGACACTAAAGATTACAGAAATGCTGACTAAACAAGGAGATACTATTAAATACTTATTAGACTACAAAGAAGGGAAGATTAAAGAAGGGTTGGGGATAGGTTGCGGGTTAGATGACTACCTACGATTCAAACGCAAACAACTAAATATTATTTTAGGACACGATAATGTCGGAAAAACATATTGGATTAATTGGTACTTCCTTGTATTGGCACTAAAACACGGATTAAAGTTCTGTTTATGGAGCGGTGAAAACCAAAAGGGACAAATATTAAGAGACTTAATACAAATGTATGCGGGTGAACCATTTAAAAACCTAACTGCCCAACAGATTCAAAGTTACTTGGGTTATTTAGAGCAATTTTTTTACTTCGTGGATAACTCAAAACTTTATAAGCCGTTGGAACTTTTGACCATATTTGAAAATTCGGGGTGCGACGTTGCGTTAATTGACCCTTTTACGGGGTTAGATAGGGAAATGACATACGAAGGGAACTACACTTTTATGAATAAAGCCCGTGAGTTCGTTAATCGTACGGGTATGACTATCTATATTAACACGCACCCTAATACGGAAAGTGGACGAAGTGGCAATTTATATACCGAAGGAGATTGGAAAGGACACCTTAAACCCCCTTTAAAAGACCACATAGAAGGCGGGAAGGCTTTTCTGAATCGTTGCGACGATATGTTTGTTATTCACCGGTTAATAAAACACGAAGAAATGAAGTACAAAACTATGGTAGGAGTAGAAAAAGTTAAGGATATGGACACGGGCGGTAAGCACACGGGGTTAAACGAACAGGTTTTATGTAATTTTAACTACGGATTAGGCTTTGAAGTGTACGGAGTTAACCCAATAGAAGTAATAAAACACGGATTTTAAATAAATAACTATGGACGATTACACACTAATTAAAGCAAGTGTACTTTTAAACCACACTTTTACAAAGGTTCGAGTAAGTGTTGACGAGATTAAAGAAAAACACCCCCATAGAAAAGACCTTATAGATTCAATGGAGCAAAGCCTAATAGACTTAAACGACGTTAGAAACGCTTACCATACATTGGAGAAAGAATATAGGGCAGCTATGCAAACTTGTTTTAGGCTTGAAAGAATCAATTTAGAACTGAAGTTGGAAAACAAGGAACTAAAAACGGAAATAGAAAGCCTAACCACGGAGTTATGAGGTGTAAAAACTGCAAAGCCGTATTTACTCCCGTTCGATTTAATCAAAAATATTGTTTGGAATCCGATTGCGTTCGTGTTTGGGTAGAAGTTGAAAAGGAAAAGCAATGGAAGAAAAAGAAAAAACAACTAAAAGACGAACTCCAAACCTTACCCGAACTTCTTAAATTGGCTCAAATAACGTTTAACAAGTACATACGACTACGCGATAAGGACAAACCTTGTATAAGTTGCGAAAAGCCGTTAGGCGCTAAATACGACGCAGGACACTATTTTTCAATGGGTGGCCACAAAGCCGTAACGTTTGACGAAGACAACGTACACGGGCAGTGTGTAACGTGCAATCAATATAAACACGGAAACTTACTTAACTACCAAATAGGAATCCAACAGAGAATAGGCGCTGAAAGATTAATAGAACTACACGCCAAAGCCCACGAAGTAAAGAAGTGGACAAAAGACGAACTAAAAGAAATCATTAAACGCTATAAATGTAAAATAAATGAGATTTGAAACACTTAAAGACCTTCAAAACGAATACGAAGCAATCTCGATTTTTTGCGATGAATACGAATTAAGTTGCAGAAAGTTGGACGAAAACGACATAGATTTTGAATTACTAAAAGACCAACGAATAATAGGTTACGCAGAAGTAAAAGGGAGAAACAAAACAATAGAAGAAGCCTACCCGTTACCCATAGCCGTAAGAAAGTTAGTTAAGCTAATGGACAAAAAGACGAAGCCCGTAATTATTTGGAAATGTTACGATGGAATAATTTACGGCAAACTTAAAAAACTCAAAGGAGAAATAAGGTTAGGAGGTAGAACACCCCGCGAAAATTCCTTTAATGACATTGAGTTAATGGCTTACTTTGAAAGGTCTAAAGAACTAATCGAAAAAAAAATTTGAAAAAATTTATATCGAGGTATTTTTATTTAATTTGGTTTTGTTATATTTGTATCTAATTAAAATTTATACGCTATGAAAAATTTATTTAAATCGTTGGCAGCCTTCCAACAAGAAGTTCCCGTAATTCACAAAGGTACGCAAGGCTACGGGTATTCTTATGCAGATTTACCCGCTATCTTTGAAAAGATTAACCCGCTACTAAAAAAACACGGATTAGGATTCACTCAGTTGCTTAATTCTGAAAAAGGGGAAAACTATTTAGTTACCGTTCTTTTTCACGTTGAAAGCGGGGAATCAATCGAAAGCACTACATTAATTCCGCAAGTTGAACTTAAGGGGATGAATTCTTACCAATCATTCGGGAGCGGTTGCACCTATTTCCGTCGTTACTGCCTTAGTTCAATTTGTGGTTTAGTAACGGACAAAGATACGGACGCAAGCGGTGAACAAGTAAAAGACGAACCAAAAAAGCCTAGCATAGACGATAAACGATTAGGAAAGGCTTTAGAAGCTATTGCGCAGGGGAAATACACTAAGGAAGATTTATACGCGCAATTTTCATTAACAACGGCGCAGGCTAAATTACTTGAAAACGTATGAAAGTCAGGGCTTCTCAAATTGGTAAAATAATGGCAACCCCGCGTAAAGCGGGGGAAGTCCTTTCGCAAACCGCTAAAACGTACGTTCAAGACCTTGTTTTAGAAGAAAAGTACGGCATTAAAAAAGAATTTAGTTCACGTTACACGGATAAAGGAAACGAAGTAGAAGACCTTTC